TGGATGCAGGCAAGTGGACAGGAAACATCGTGGCTCTACCAAACAACCGAGTAAGGGTAACGCATCCCGCTTGGTTCGAGACCGGCACCGGAGCGCCAGACTTCTTGCCGTCTCAGCACATACACTACTCGAAGTCTGATCTGGACTACACGTTGGATGTAAATCAGATCTTCGACAATTTGTACGCGGGTACAAACGATGACGACAGCTAGGGGTAAATATGCCTTTGGGTTCTGCGACAAGACGGGATTTAGATATGATCTGAACGATCTTGTTGACGAATACAAAAATGGCGTAAAGACAGGCCTGAGGGTTGGTAAGGACGTGTTCGACCCGGACCACCCTCAAAACTTTACGGGCCGTGTCAGGATTGATGACCCCCAATCTCTTAGAAACCCGCGCCCAGAAAACAAGTCAGAGCCGGTAAATTTTAGATTCCCGGCAGTCAACTTGGCAACCATTGAGCCTATTACGGTGCCGTTTATGCGGGCTGAGGCAGGAGTGCTTTCGACTTCAGATACAGTAGCGGTCACTCCGATATCTGTATCCCTGACAGGTTTGTCGATGACCGTTTCAGCAGGCTCTCCCTCGGTGCAGGGCAGTGTCGCAGTGACTCCGACAGGAGTTTCTGCAACAGTTTCGCTTGGAACTTTGTCGGCTAGTGTTACCGGCATAACAACGTATACGGTAACAGTCGCCCATTATTATGGAGCGCACAAGTATTATATCGACGGTGTTCAACAAGCTACGGTGAACTTAAGCGAGGGCAGTACATACAGATTTGACCAGTCCGATGGCACCAATTCTGGACATCCACTTAGATTTTCCACCACGTCCAACGGCACTCACGCCGGAGGAAGTGAGTACACTACCGGCGTGACGACTGCCGGGACTCCGGGCAGCGCAGGAGCCTATACACAGATCACAGTAGCCTCCGGTGCCCCGACTCTGTATTATTACTGCACTAACCACAGCGGTATGGGCGGCACCGCGAACACGCCGTAGGAGTAGACAATGGCAATTACAACAGCAATCTGTACCAGCTTTAAGCAAGAGCTTCTGGAAGGTACGCACAACTTTGGGTCATCGGGGGACACCTTCAAGGTGGCTCTCTACACCAGCAGCGCAAGTCTTGACGCTAGCACAACGGCGTACACTACAAGCAATGAAGTGAGTGGGACAGGCTACTCGGCGGGTGGCGCAACGCTTACAAATGTCGCGCCAACAACTAGCGGCACTACCGCATATGTGGACTTCAACGACGTTACGTTTTCTAGTTCCACGATCACCGCCAGAGGCGCACTGATCTACAACAGCAGCGACTCCAACAAGGCTGTGGCGGTATACGACTTTGGTTCCGATCAGGCGTCATCCTCTTCTGACTTTACCATTACATTCCCAACAGCGGATGCGAGTAATGCCATTGTAAGGATTGCCTGATGTCATTTACTTACGCGCAACTCAAGACAGCAATACAAGACTTTGCGGAAAACACCGAAACGTCTTTTGTCACCAATCTGCCTGTATTCATACGGGCGGCAGAGGAGCGCATTCTCAAGTCTGTGGATCTTGAGAACTTCCGCAAGAACGCGACATCTAGCCTGACTCAGAATGATGAATACCTGTCCATGCCGACAGATTTCCTTGCGCCGTTTTCCTTCTTTATTAACACATCTGGCTCTGAAGCGTTTCTGATTGAGAAGGATGTCAACTTCTTGCGCGAGGCATATCCTGATCGCACCAGTACCGCTACCCCCAAGTATTATGCTATATTTGATAGCAAGACAGATGCGAGCGGGAATGTTACAGGGAACTTTATTGTCGGGCCAACACCCAACAGTAACTACACTGTAGAGCTTCACTATTTTTACCGTCCAGCCAGCCTGACTGCCGGTGCCGACGGCGAGTATACATGGTTAAGCAAGAACGCTCCTAACTCTCTGCTCTACGCCGCTTTGATAGAGGCATATATCTACATGAAGGGCGAGCAAGACGTTATCGCCATGTACGAGGGCAGATATGCAGAGAGTCTGGGCAGGCTAAAGGATCTCGCGGAGGCCCGTGAGAATGACGATGCGTACAGGCAGGGACTGCCCAGAATGGCGCGGACATAAGGAGTGAGAGATGGCGACATCTAATGCAGCAACCACCTATTTGGAGAACAAGCTCCTTAGCTTTATCTTCAAGAACAATGCCGGGAGTTTTGCAACTCCGGGTAATTCCATTTACGTCGGTCTCGCAACCGCAGTGTCGAACGCGGAAGCTGGCACTCTGACAGAGGTGAACACTTCGACACAGGACGCCAACTACACGCGGCAGCAGGTTAACGCGGCGGGCTGGACACTGGCCTCGTCTTCGACAGACCAGCAGACGGTGACCAACGCAGCCAACATCGAGTATTCTGCATCGAGCGGAGTGGCCACCTACACCGTGACCCACGCTTTTATTGCGGACGCATCCACAGGCGGCAACATCCTGTTTGTCGGCGCGTTGGACGCATCGAAGGCGATTGCTTCTGGTGACATCTTCCGGATCAATGCAGGGAACCTGACCATCGAGTTGAAGTAATGGCACTGGTACTCAAAGATCGCGTCAAGGAGACGACCACTACCACCGGCACTGGCACTTACACACTCGCTGGTGCCGTTAGTGGTTTTGAGGCGTTTTCAGAGGTTGGCAACAGCAACACGACTTACTACTGCTGCACGGATGGGACGGACTTTGAAATTGGAATCGGAACGTACACATCGTCAGGCACAACGCTGGCTCGTACCACGATCCTACAAAGCTCTAACAGTGACAATGCTGTTAGCTGGTCCTCTGGTACGCGCACTGTCTTTTGTACGCTGCCTGCTGAAAAGATGATCTTTAACGACGCCAACAACGTGATCCAAGGCTTTACGGATAACTCGCTGGCATTCGCGATTGCGTTAGGATAGCAACATGGCAAACGCTTTTAAGACATTTACGGACACGGGCGTAGGAACTGCCAACGCGGACGTTTACACATGCCCCTCCGCCACAGAGACCACCATCATTGGCCTGAACGTGGCGAACATTTTGGCGGTGTCGATTACGGTTTCGGTCCAGCTAATCAACAACGACGGTGACAACGTACATATCGTGAAGGACGCCATCGTGCCGGTAGGCTCGTCGCTGGTGGCTGTCGGCGGTGACCAGAAGATTGTGATGAACGCAAGTGACATCCTGCGGGTGACGGCGAGTCAGGCGTCTGCCGCTGATGTCGTTGTATCGGTACTGGAGATTAGCTGATGGCTCTGAGCAAGGTTGGCGGCAATCAAATCGACACAGTCAACGGTGACCTGACTGTCGATACCAACACCCTGCATGTCGATGCGACCAACAACAACGTCGGCATCGGCACAACTTCCCCGACAAATTTTGCCAACTACACCTCATTAGACATTAAGGGTGGGACTAGCGGTGCCTTGTTCAACCTTCTGGATGATGATGGCACACGCACATTCACGCTAAATCGTAATGACAGTGATGTTCAAATGTATAATTTGAGCAACACTCCAATGAAGTTCTTTACGAACAACACCGAAAGAATGGCAATTCTTGCTGGCGGCGGCATCACATTCAACGGCGACACGGCACAAGCAAATGCGCTGGATGATTATGAGGAGTCAACTTACAGTTTTGCTGAACGTCATGGGCAAGCCACAATAACTACACACAGATGTCGTGTGGTTAAGATTGGTGCGTTGGTGTACATCGACGGTTCGTTCACCGTAGGTTCAACTTCAAACAGTAATGCTCTGAATATCAATCTGCCTTTTGCCTCTACGATTGGCACGAACGGTTTAGGCGGTGGCAGCATCGGGTTCAGTAATCTTAGCACTAGCATCATTGAAGCAAACTTACGCCCCAATATTGAAAATTTAGCTGACAATCTGTTTTTCCGATATGGGTCAAACAACCTTGTCACCTGCACGGCAGCGTCCGGTAAGCGTATTGATTTCAATGTTTGGTATCCGGTTCTTTAACCCCACCAGCCGGTAGGGGTCGGACAGGTCGCAGCCAGCGACGGTAAACAGAAGGAGTAAACAATGGCACTGACAGAAACATTTGAATACGACTGCGAGGTTCGTGGCCCTTACAAGGCCGTACAGGTTCGCAAAGCCCGTATTATTATGGACGACGGCAACGAGATTAGCCGCGCCTATCACCGGCATGTCCTGCAATGTCGCACAAAGACCGGCGACACTTGGGGTGACACCGACATCTCTGGCGAGGACGCATCCGTACAGGCTGTGTGCAACGCCGTGTGGACGAGTTCGATTAAGACGGCCTACGAGACTTTCGTAGACAGTCAGGCAGTCTAACGGAGAGCTATGTGGCATATCTCGGCGCACAACCAAACAAGACACTGACGAAGACAACGAGCCAGAGCTTCAACGGCACTGGTTCGGCGACCGTGTTTACACTGAACCGCGCCGTGAACACTGGAGAGGAGTTGG